GATTGGTTGGCGGTTGGTTCCTGCTTTTGTGTATAATCGGTATTGGACTTGGTATGCGGAGGATGGTGGGTTACGCGGATTTGCGACGTGGGGCTGGATGATGGATCGTGAGTTTGAAACGCGGGAGTATGACGGGTGGGAAGTTTTTTCTCGTGAAAAGGGAGAAAAGCTGGTAATAATAGATATGATTGCACCCAAGGGGCGTTTTGATGTAGTATCTATATCAAAGGATGTTCGGAAGTTCTGCAAGCGGGACTTTCCTGAAGTTAAAACAGTGTGGGCTCACCGTGGCGACAGGGACGGTTGGTTCCCCAACAAAGGTTAGAAGTATGAAACGCGGTCTCTTTGATTTCTTTTTTGTTCCACAGATAGTTTTTGGAGGCGGCGGTGATAGCGGCGGTGGATCGTCGGGTGGTTCTTCTGACAGCGGATCTTCTTCAAACAGCAGTTCTTCTTCTCAGAAGAAAGATACTGTTCCAACTTTTAAGAACCTGACGGCAGCGGCGAAGGCTGGCTATCATGGCGCAGCGGTTAAGATTGAAGGTAAGAAGGGAACTTACAAGGTTGATTTTGATGACGATGCATACAACGCCCGTATGAAGAAATCTTCAGACAAAAAGCAAAAGGCTACTGTTGCTAAATTAAATACAAATAAAAACACCTCTGGTCAGTATACGACGCGTGATTTTAATCAAAACCCAAACACCTCCACTTCTTCCTCCGCCTCATCCTCTGCTAGTAGTTCCTCAAACGCCGACACTTCGGCCAGCGCTAAGGTTAATAAGCCTGTAAAGAAAGTTCCGCCGTTAGATGGCGGCAAGAACAAGCCAAACTTTTTGGGATATGGGTACTATAACAATAAAGGTGTATGGATTCCGCCAGATATTGATATGCAGGACGGCGGCGGACCGGGCATATCGGGCGCGGTTTTTGGGTCAAAAGGTGGCATACAAGCTGACGAACTTGGAAATAAAGACGGGTACGTTTCTGCGCAAGAGGCAGCGGCCGCAAAACAGCAGGGTATTTTTAAGTATGGCATTGGCCGTGTATCGAATGCCGTGGGAGCCACACCGTTTGGTTCTGGCCGAGCTCCTACGGGCATTGCGGGTACGATAGCTGGCGGCGGCATTATAGGATCTGCTTTGGGTATGGAGTATAAGCCAAGGGATCAGATGTTCGGTGAAGGCGGTCAAACTATGACGCAAGAGCAGGTTGATGCGTATATGGCCGATGTAAAGGCACGACAAGAACAGGCGGTTGCAGACCAACAGCAGCTCATTCTTCACGGCTCACCGGCCGATGGTGGCAGCGGGGGATCCAGTCCCGGTTTGCTTGCTCAAGTTGCCGATACGGTGGCCGCTGAAGATACGGCGGCGCCCATAGATCAAATAACCATTGGCCAACCTATAGCTTATGATCCGATATCGTATAATCCTGTGCAGGGCGGAGTTGAGAATCCCCAGATTTTACCTTACCCTTATCCGTATGCACCGGGCTTCGGCACGTTGCCCGTGGGCAATTTTCAGCAACCTAATTTATTTGCGCAACTACCGCCGCCCGTGACTCAAGGTATAGGAAGTTTGAGAGGATTAGTATGATGATGCCAGAGCTGGAAGACTTTTATCGGTTAGTAATGCGTGACGCATTAAAAGAAGAATTAAACTATGGTCTTCGAAAAGGTTTACCGCAAGACAAAATTGATCTTAACATTAAAGTTTTAAAAAGAAAGATGGAAGAGGAGATGGGCATACCTTTTAGTAAAGCCGAGGGCGGCGAGATTTTTAAGACGGGTGTTGGGTCGTTGTCTACAAGCATGGATGAGGAAAGGGCGGCGCCTCTAGGCATTGAAGGTATGTTTGACGACGCTCCGTCGCAAGAAAAGCGTCGTACTCGCGAAGAAATTGACGAAGAGGACAGAGAGTTTGAGGGGCGTATAAGGGGTCGTCTTGCAGAAGAGCGAGAGAAAGAGTTTATACGTGAGCTAGAGGGTAGAGATTTTACTCAGGAGATGCAGGACGAGCAAGACTTACGTGAAAGAGAAAGACAGATGCTTGAAGATTCGGAACGCGAATTTCTTCGAGGGTTGAATGATGTGCCTCCGAAGTTAAGAGAACTTTTTGAACGTCCTGAACCTGAAGAACCTATGTTTTCTATTGACACATATACCTTTGATGGTCGTGAGGTTCCTGCTATTACGTTTAAAGATGGTGAGATTTTAACTTTTCCTGAGATTGACAATTTGTTTAGAACATACAAAACGGCGCCTGAAACAAATTTAGGTCCTGAAACAGACAGACAAGTTAATGAGTATTTGAGACAGTTTAATCCAACAAAAGAACAATTTATTAGACACTTTTTTCTATCCCGACGCCTCGCGGACGGCGGTGAGGTAGAGACGATGGGTGGTATAGGCACCTTGAATGAAACAGCGAAGAATATGTTTCGCTAGTCAAAATATAGTTGACGTGTTAGTTTTACGTTAACATTGGAGATACAGTATGGGACTACGGCCAAAGAATCCAGTTGCTTCTTTTGTAGAGCGCGAAAACGACGACCCTATGATAGAAGAAGCAGAGGTTGATCTTGATATCGAGATGCCGGGCACAAGGGTTGCTTCTGGTGAACCTGTAGACGGCATTGACTTTATTGACGAAGCGGACGGTGGGGTCATTGTAGACTTTGATCCGCAGGCCATGTCTATGACAGAGGGTGGAGATTTTTTTGCCAATCTTGCTGAGGATATGGATTCTGGTGATTTAGGCTCGATATCAAGTGATTTAATATCTCAGTATGTTTCGGCTAAAGAAAGCCGTGGAGACTGGGAAGAAGAATACGATAAGGGTTTGGATCTGCTTGGTTTTAAGTACGAAGACAGAACGCAGCCGTTTCGTGGAGCCACGGGCGTAACGCATCCTATGTTGGCTGAAGCGGCGACACAGTTTCAGGCTCAGGCATTTAATGAGCTCTTACCACCAGAAGGGCCTGTGCGCACTCAGATTATGGGGCAGCTTACACCTGAAAAAGAGGCACAATCCAAGCGCGTAAAAGAGTTTATGAACTACTACATAACCAATGTTATGGAAGAATATACTCCTGAAATGGATCAAATGTTGTTTTATCTGCCTTTGGCAGGCTCGACGTTCAAGAAAACATACTTTGATGAGGCAATGGGGCGCGCAGTAAGCAAATTTGTTCCCGCAAAGAACCTTGTTGTCCCGTATGACGCGGCAGATTTAGAAACTTCGCCCTTTATTGCGCAAGAAATACGCATGCCGTGGAACAATCTACGCAAACTACAAGTCGGAGGCTTCTATGTTGATGTTCCTGTGAACCCATCACAGGCGCCGATGGACGACACCACTGATACAATCGACAGCATTGATGGCATGGCTGCGTCAAATATTGATTATGACGTCACATTGCTTGAATTTCACGTGGATCTGGAGTTGCCGGGCTTTGAAGAGAAGGATGAAGAGGGCGAACCAACAGGAATCATGGTTCCTTACGTCGTTACGATAGCCGAGGACACTGGTGCGATACTGGCTATACGCAGAAATTTTAGAGAAGACGACGATCAGAAGACAAAAATCCCATATTTTACGCATTATAAGTTTTTGCCGGGTTTTGGTTTCTATGGATTAGGATTAATTCATACAATTGGCGGTCTTTCACGCACCGCGACCGCTGCATTGCGGCAATTAATTGACGCGGGGACACTTTCTAACCTTCCAGCGGGTTTCAAGGCTCGCGGCCTACGGATCAGAGAAGATGCAGAGCCGTTGCAACCGGGTGAGTTTAGAGATGTAGACAGCCCCGGCGGAGCCATTCGTGATAGCTTGATGCCATTACCGTTTAAAGGACCTGATCAGACATTATTTAACCTGTTAGGCTTTGTTGTTCAGGCAGGTCAGCGATTTGCAACGATCACGGACATGAAGGTTGGTGACGGCAATCAACAGGCAGCGGTAGGAACGACGGTTGCTATGCTGGAGCAGGGGGCTCGTGTAATGAGCGCTGTTCACAAGCGCCTTCACTACGCAATGAAGAACGAGTTTAAGATTCTGGCGCGTGTTATGTCAGAAAGCTTACCGCAAGAATATCCATTCTCTGTTGCGGGTGGCGATCAGGCGGTTATGGCCACCGATTTTGACAATCGTGTTGACATCATTCCTGTATCAAATCCAAATATTTTTAGTCAGGCGCAGCGCATTGCTTTAGCGCAGACACAGATGCAGATGGCAGCTCAGGCGCCAGATCTTCACGATATGTACGAAGCGTACAAACGTATGTACGACGCGCTGGGCGTTCGGGATATAGATAAGATCTTGAAACCCAAACCAAGTCAGGAGCCCCAGCCAAAAGATCCTGCACAAGAAAACATTGATGCTTTGGATCAGATACAGCTTCAGGCTTTTCAGGGACAAAACCACGACGCGCATATCATGTCCCATCTTGTATTTGGTGCGTCAGGACTTGTTCAGCAACAGCCAATGGTTGCGGTTACCCTTCAGAAGCACGTTATGGATCATGCGCGCGTAAAATCGCAGGAGATGGCGTTACAGCAGCTTGGTGTGCAGGAGATGACCCCAGAGATGCAAGTACAGTTTGAACAGTTGGTTGCTCAGAACATTGCGCAGGAGATGCAGGCGATGAAACAATTGTCCGCTCAGATTACGGGTGAGCAAGGCGCACCAGATCCCTTGCTTGGGCTCAAAGAAAAAGAGCTTCAGATCAGGGAGCAGCAGGTTCAGGCCAACATTGCTAATGATCAGGCGGAGCTCCAGTTGGATCAGGCTAAAGCACAAGAACGAGCACGCGAATTTGATGAGCGCATGGATCAACAAGAGCGCTTGGCAAATAGAAAATTGCAAGCGAGCGCAGAACGTGAGATAATGCGATTACAGGCACAACAGCAACGGAGACAATGATGCGAGTTAAGATTGTAAGTGGACGTGGCGCCGACGCGCCGAAGCCCGTAACAAAAGCCGAAATAAAAGGTCAGGGTTCCATACCTTATTGCCAGCTTATGGAAGTAGCAACGCCGAACATAGAAAAGGCAAAAGTCACTTCTGGTACAAAGCGCGGAATGGGTGCAGCTTTGCGCGGCAAAAAGTTTACAAACGCCTAAGTTAGATGGCTGATAAACTACCCAAAGTAAGTATTGCTGTAGTCGGGGTCGTAATTGCCCAGATCGGTGGTTTTATTTGGTGGACGGCACAGCAAGCTAGTACCATATCAAATCTTGAAGAAACTGTGAACGTTTTGACGGTTGAGAACAATGCTACCGACAGGACAAATTTGATGCGAGATGTTGAGGAAAACAGCGAAAGAATAGACGAAATCATAGATTACATTGTTGAGGTCGAGGAAGACGGCGGCGAAACGATTGACGAAATCTATGAGGAGTTTGAGGACGTATACGAGACGCAGGAAGGATTCTTGCTTCAGTTCAATCAAATAATTAAATTGCAAGCTAGAATAAAAACCCTAGAAAACACAATGGAATATCTCACAAGACGACCTATGAATTCTGATGGCAGGTAGCAATGGACCCTATTACAATCCTTGCTGGCATCAAAACTGGCCTAGCCGCTGGAAAAACCGTGGCTG